ACATCCAACACTTTTATTGATATTTTATCCAATGGATTTAAATGTAAAAATACCGCGGCTGACAAAAACGCATCTGGTGGCACTTACACCTATTTGGCTTTTGCCGAATCACCATTCAAATATTCAAACGCGAGGTAATTATGTGGTATAGCGAAACAATAGGAACAATTAAAACGCCTCGCGCTTTAACGGTCGATGGCATACAGCATCCTGCTAATATATTTAGAGCATGGAGCAAAGTAGAACTAGCAGAAATAGGTTTTTATCCTGCTCGTGTTGAGTCTGTAGACAGCAGATATTATGACACTGGTTCAGAAACATACGAGTTAGTTGATGGAGAGTATGTAATCTCTTACGCGACTATTGAAAAAGATGTTGAACTCTTAAAAGAAGACCTTATTAAAAAGGTTCAGGCAAACACAGGCGCATTGCTTGCTCCTTCTGACTGGAGAGTTATCAGGTCTATCGACAGTGAAAATGCTATGTCTTCTGAGTGGACTACATACCGTAATGAAGTNCGCGCTTANGGTAACAGTCTTGAGTCAGGCATTGAAGCGTTTGCTTCTGTAGATGCTGTTCGTAACTTCCAGAATCATGCGGTGCAAGAAGAGCGAAGAATTGAAGTTACTGATGATGAAGGCGTAACAACTGTATCTGATGAAACTGAAACAATTAATCGTACAGTAGATAAAACATATTGGGGATGGCCTGAATCACCTGATGCGGAGGCTGATCCTTTACACGTTAGGTATATTTAATGGCCTTAATTAATATAGACAATGTAGGTCAGGTCGGAATAGTAAAGGAAAAAAGTTCTTGGAACCTGCCTCCTAACGTCTGGTCTGATGGTAACAATATAAAGACAGAAGAAGGATCAATTAAAAAGTGTCCGGGTTACTCAGAGGTTATGGCTACTTGTCCTATTGCTCCATTCTTTATTACACAGATAACTCTTGGTAATCCAGAGTTTTGGGTTGTTGGCGGTCTTGCGGCTATATACGCTTATGATAACACAGGTTCATCGACAACTCTTAATGGAAATATTAACTCTTCAGTAACAACTATAACAGTTACAAGCACTACAGGGTTTGAGTCTGTAGGAACTATTACTATAGGTACTGAAAACGTAACCTATACAGGTAAAACATCTACTACGTTTACTGGTTGCACTAGAGGTGCTGACAGTACATCAGCGGCCTCTCATACTAATGGAGACACCGTAACTAGGTCATCTAAATGGTATAACATTACTAGGTCTAGTGGCGCATACAATGCTACTGCTGATGAAAACTGGACTGCTACTATTATTGGTGGCGTTCTTGTTATGACTAACAACTTTGATGATCCTCAGTATTGGGCGTTAACAGATGGCAAGCCATTGTCTAGTCAACTTATGCAAGACTTAACTAACTGGCCTAGCCTTACTTTATTAAACGGCGCTATTAATGATTCTGTTACAACTATTACAGTTGACAGTACAGCAGACTTTCCTAGCGCAGGTCAAATAACTATAGGTTCAGAAGAGATTACTTATTCTGGTGTAACTACTACAACATTTACAGGATGCGTTAGAGGAGCAAACGGAACTGCGGCGGCATCTCATTCAGATAATGCTGAAGTAGTTATAGATACAAAATGTAAATCTTTAAGAGCGTTTAGATCGTTTTTAATAGCACTTAATATAACTAAGGATGGCGTTAACTTTCCTAGAGTTGTTAAATGGAGTACAGAATCTGCTACTCAAACTCTTCCTACATCATGGAATGAAACAAGTAGCACTGTAGACGCAGGTGAATATGAACTTGCAGATACTAAAGGAGATATCTTAGACGGATTACAATTAAGAGATTCCTTTATGATATATAAAGAAGATGCTGTGTATTCTATGACGTTTGTAGGTACACCATTTATATTTGCGTTTAGACAGTTATCTCCTACGATTGGTGCTATATCTAAGAACTGTGTTGCAGAGTTTGATGGCGGTCATGCTATCTTTGGTAAAGGTAACTTCTATATTAATGATGGGCAAAGGATTAAACCAATCCTCCCGATGAAACTTAAAGAGTATGTGTTTCAGTCTATTGATGGACAGCAGACTAATAAATGTTTTGTTGTGGCTGACTACGGAAGAACAGAAATACTATTTTGTTTTACTGCTGACGGTGCATCTACTGAACAACCTAATAAAGCAGTAGTATGGAATTATATTACTAACACTTTTACAATTAGGGATTTACCTGACGTTGCTCACATTGGTTATGGAAACGTAGGAAACCCTGTTAGAGCAACTACTTGGGCAACAACTACTGGATCATGGGCAGAGGCTACTGGCCCTTGGACAATGAGTTACGACCTTCAGGATAAGGTTCTTTTATTTTCTGACCCTAGCACTGTTGTAGGTACGCCTAAGTTATATAGAGATAACTCTGGAAACAAAGAAGACACTACTGATATGAACTCTTTTATAGAAAGAAGTGGGCTTACGTTAAATGAACAAGGAACTCCAGACCAACACTCTGTAAAAAGAATTAGTGCTATATATCCTAAAATGTCTATTAGTGCTGACAACGCAATTAACGTGTACCTTGGTACTTCTATGTCTACTGAAGAAGGTATTACATGGAATGCGCCTACTACATTTAATCCTAATACCCAGTCTAAAGTATCTGTAAGAGGTACTGGCAAGTTATACGCTGTTAAGTTTGAGTCTACTACTGACATGGATTGGGAGTTAGACGGCTATGCTATTGACGTTAAGAATGTTGGAACCAGAGGATCAAGGTCTTATTAATGCCAACTTATATTGATAGAGTACAAAAAAGTGTTACGCTATATGAACCCGGCCCTTTACCTGAAAACGTAGAAGACCTTGGTATATACCTTGTAACAGAGTTAAAACGTCTTGGAGGCATTCTTTACAATCAGGCTACATTTAGATTAGAAAGAATACATGAGGAGCCACAACGTCCTAGAGCAGGTGACATTAGATATGCTGATGGAACTGATTGGAATCCGGGCAGTGGTGAAGGCGTATACTTATTTAATGGAACAGCATGGACAAAACTTTAATATCTGAGCCAGTACCTATACCTAAAGATAGACCTATACTTCTTATTGTTGACCCTAACGATATAGATTATATATGGGAAGATGTGGAACCTTTAATTGATATAGCATTAAGTTATTCTAACGGAGAACTTCTTTCTCAAGACGTTAGAAGAATGGTAATGACAGAACAACAAACCTTATGGGTAGGGTTAAAAGATGGTGAGATATTCTGTGCAGGTACTACAGAAATTGTTACATACCCAAGGAAAAAATTATTAAGAGTGATTACATTTGCTACTAAAATGGTCACGACTATGAGTATTGGAAAAGTTTTGAAGAAGTTATTGAAGGATTTGCAATAAGAAGAGAGTGTTCTGCTTTAGAAGCGTGGACAAGAAAAGGGTTAGCAAAAAAACTAGACTGGGATCACGAATACTCAGTCATAACAAAGGATATTAAAGACAAATGGCAGTAACACCTATATCACAACCATTAGCACCGGGACTATTAGCGGCAGATTACAGCCCTATGAGTGCTGAAGGAATGGCTAGATCATCATTGTCTAGTGTTCCGGGACTCCTTGAGTTAGCCGGGTTCACAGGAAAGTTTGGACATACTCCTGATAGAACGCCACGTTGGAGCAAAGATTTTGTATCAACTGCTTCAGGCCCAACTACAGGCTCTCCATCATCAGGTTTACCAATGCCTTCTGTAGAAGGATACAAGTATGTTTATCCTAAATATTCTTACAGCCCAAAAGATGGTGGGTGGATGGATACTGGTTCTTACGAAGAAGATAGAGATGCTTATGATTACTATCCATATTATCCCGAAGGAATGCCAAGCGCTAGTAGCCCAATCCTTGTCGGCGTTAAGTTAATAAAAGAATAGGAGCAATATATGTCAGGAGGAAGTCAAACACAAACCACGCGTACAGAACCGTGGGACGAGCAAAAGCCCTATTTAGAAACAGGGTTTAAAAGAGCAGAAGATTTATACAGTACAGGCAAAATGACTCCTAGTTATTATGATACTACGCGTATTGCTCCATTTGATCCAGCTAGTCAAGCGGCACAGACTGGAACATTATCTTATGCTACCGGCCCTAGAACTGCAAACCTTCAAGCAGGTGCNGAAACTACACAGTTACAAGGACTTGGATACGGTAGAGACTTAATGGACTATGGNGCTTCNTTAAGAGGCCCACAGACTAGCGCACAGTATGCAGGTCTTACTCCGTTTAATGAGTCACAGTATAACACACTTCTCAGTGGTGAGGTAGATGCTTCTACATTTGATCCATTAGCGGATGCTTATAGAAACCAAGCAATGAGTCAGTTAACTGGTAATGTACTACCGGAAATTAGATCATCTCTTGTACAGTATCAGCCGGGAGGAAGCACTAGAGGCGACATCGTTCAGGCTAACGCTATAGCGTCCGCTCAACAGAACATTAGTGACAACCTTGCTAAAGCAGAGTTTGAGGCGTACAACCAAGCACAGGGACGTAGGATGGACGCGGCACAGATGGGTCTTGGAGCGCAACAGTTTGGTCAGCAACAGGGAGCCGCAGGAGCAGGTGTTGGAACAAGTTATCTTGGTCAGTACCCAACAATTATGTCTGCACCTTTGTCTAACTTTGGAGCAATGGATGCTGTTGGTCAGCAACGTCAGGCTATGGAACAGAGAGGAATACAGAGTGCTATGGATAAATACGCTTATGATTCTCAACTGCCTACGATTGGATTGCAGAATTACCTTGCCGCTATTTCTGGTGACTATGGTAGTAATGTTACTGCTACTGGCCCTGCCGGGCCTAGTCCTCTTGTTACTGCGTTAGCAGGTGGAGCAGGTATGGCACTTGGTGGGCCAATGGGTGCGGCGGCGGCTAGTGGAATTTCAAGTTACTTTAAACCGTAGACCTAGGAGAATAATATGGCAGAGTTTAGTAAACCCGAATATCCGGGACGGTTTAATTGGGGAGATTTTTTCTTTGGTAGAGCAGACCCAACAATACTTCCTAAAGATGACGTAAGAATAAAAGATGAAGAAGAACGTAGACGAAGAAGTACCGTGTATGAGTCGGAAATAGGACTGCCGTCTACTTCTTTACTTTCAAATGAACGTGCTGTTAAAGCTCTCCTTGAAGGCGCTGATCCCAAATCTGTTAATTTAAATAGTACACCTTCATTAGCAGATGTGTTATTTCCACCTTTATCGCCTCCTATAGTTCCTCCTAATTTTACTCCTCAATTTGGTAAGGGTGGAATGCCTACTAGCGGACAAGTTAATCGATCTTTGTTGATGAATCCAAGAACAGCGGTATACGGAGGAGTGCAAGCAACTGGCCCTGCATCTAGAGCAGGTGGCCCTAATATAGCAGGATATGGTGATATGCCTACACCTGTTGGTAGTAGCCAACCAGAAGAAGAAGATGAGTTTGGATTTCTTGACGCAATGTTTTTATCTAGTTTAATGGCAGGTGCTCAAGGTGGCCCACCTCCAACACCATACGGCTCGGCCTTTGGTGGAGGTAATAGGTCATTTGTTGATTTACCTTTTGCATAGGAGAATATAATGGGGCCTTTAGGATTGTTAGGATTGTTAGGAAAAGGAGCGGCTAGGGTGGCTCCTTATGTTCCTAGAGTATTAAAAAAAGGTGGGATTAAAGGAGGAAAAACTGGGCAGTACGCTAATGTTGCATCAAAAGATGTTCCAGTTAGTTTTGGTAGATCAGCAACAGCGGCAGGTGCAGGAGGATTGCTTTTTAGCGAAATGTTTGGAGGTAATGAAGTAGATCAAGAAGTAAGAACAGGAGGCCAAGGTTTTAATCCTGCTATGCCACAAGTTAGAGGACGAACACCTATTGCTGATAACTGGAGTCCTTCAGGCAGTTTAGAAAGCAACCTTGAATACTCTCTTAAAATGGAAGCAAGGAATGCTAAAGTATTAAAAAAAGTATTAATGCAAGCCTCTATTCTTAAGGCTCATAACCCTAATGCTGAAAACACTTACTTAGAAGATGCCCTTTCTTTTCTTAAGGCGGATGCTTTACAAAAAAATAATGTACGTCAGGCTAGAATTATTGACGGTATAAAAAATAAAGACGGCACTCTTCCTGATGATGCTAAAGTTATTTACGACAGGATTGTTAGATCGGG